TCATCGCCCTGCCTCCAATTTAGCTTCGTGCGGCCGTTCGTAGCACGGCAGCCCGATCTCCTTCAAATGCTTGCAATGGCGGCGCGTGCGGTAGCCCGGACAGGAACAACCCCAGTGCCGCTTACGCTTGTGCTGGGCTATGACATACACGCGATCACTTGTCTCGGAGCGAATATCGAAGCGGTTTGTCCAGGCATCGTTGTCCGGCAACATTATCGAACCGCTTGGTGTCTGAATAATAAGAGCGTCATTCATCTCGCGGCGCCCTCCTGCTTTGAAGCCGTGCCTGCTTTGAGAATTACATCGGCCGCTTTGAAAATCTTCTGCGCGCTTTTGTCGGGAATATTGGCTGCGCCCTTGAGCCAGTGCTGAATATAGCCGCGCGCATACTCAGTGCCGGGAAGTTGCAAGCTTTCGCAGAGAATGAGCGCGACCGCTTCGGCTTCAACTTCCTTGAGATTGCGCGGCGTGTATTCCGAGTCGGCGAACTCGCTCTCCTGCGTGTGTTCGAGGACGACGTGCGCGAGTTCATGAAAAGTTGTTTTGTGCGGAAGCGCGGCGATGGGCGAGACGCTAATCTGTCGCTTGCGCGCAAAGCCCTGCGTATTGCCGTCGGTTAGATCGAAGGGAATCTCTTCGATGTTGAGAGCGGATAACGCGTGCGTCCTGTCCCACTCTGGTAAGCTCGCTTTCGGCAGCTCCTCGCCTTCGGTCTGGCATAGTACGAACCAATTCGGCTTGTAGACGAAACTTGTAAAGCAGCTTCCCTTTTCGCTCGATTCTTCCTTTGCCGCTTCATCGCTGCGATTACCTTTGATCGTGATCGGCATACAAAGAACAATCGCTCGTTCTCCTTTGCGGACATGGCGGCGGAGCTGCTGCCAGCCGGGAAACGTCGAGATAGGGCCGGGCGTAATACCGCGCTCGTAGCACTGTGACAAGGCGAGCATTTGATTGCCGACGCTGTAGTTGTGGAAGTAGGTGTAGGCTTCTAAGATTCGTCCGGGTTTGGTGATCGCTTCCCGAAGAAGTTCCGCCCACGTCGGAGCGGCGACAGTTGTACGTTTTGCAGAGTTCTGATATTTTTTCATTGGTAGACACTTTCTGCCTGCTTGTAACAGGCCGGATGAAGCAATGGCTCCTGAGTTCGCACCTCAGGAGCCATTCTTATTTTGGATTTAGACGCTACGGCCTAGTTCTCTTTAATCATTGCCTGCGCCCACTGCTCTGAAATCTCTCCGCTTTCGGGATCGAGTATTTCAGAGATTGCGATTCCTCCCTGCGGCTTCCAGTCGTTCTTCAACAGATTGTTTACCTGACTGCTCAACGTGCTGGCATCGCTCGCCACCAGAATCGTGTACTCGTCCATTTGAACCTTACCTTTCTATTTTGCGGCAGCGCCGAAGAAAACTACTCCGACATCGTCGCGGCGCTCCGTAACGACGAGTCCCTTTGTTGCCAGCATCCTTGCAATGCGATTCGGATACTGGCTCTTTCCGAAAACCTTAACGGCGACGAGCGGGCGCTCCGTCGTGTGCTTTGTGATTTGCGAAAGCACTTCCTGCACGCGCGGAGACTCAAGATTGCCGCAGTAAAATTTCTCTTCTCCGTTGGCCGTTGCCGCGCGCGGTTTGGGCGAAGATGATTTGCGTGCTTTCGGAGCATCCACTTCGCTCAACTTCTTCGGCTCCGGTTTCGGCTCTGAAACGGCGTAGACCGGAAACGGCAGTTTGATTCCGTTGCGCCTGACGATTCGTTTCAACTTCGCGCCTTCCGGCACATTCACAGGCTTCGATAAAAATTCATTGTCGGCGAGCGTGATGCCTGCGTTTTTGGCTTTGAGGATTTCAGCGGCGCGCGGATCGCTCGGCGCGGGTGTCGTTCCTTCTGCTGCGTTGGCGTGTCGCGTAATCGCGTCAACTGCTTGAACAGCTTCGAGCGCAGCTTTCGATTTGCGCGGAGCAACGGGCTTGGCGACGCGTGCTTCGCGGGCGGCTTTTTCCTGTGCGGCGGTGGTTTTGTTGATTTTCTTGGTAGACATGACTTTCTGTTTTCTCCTTCGTTGTAGTGTCGAACTTGAAAAGATTGTCAACCAAACTGTGTACGCTGTCAACAGTTTTCGCAAAGATTTATCGAGCAATTTGCCCGTCTAAATAGCGTCCGAGAAACTCGCCATCGGCACGGACGAAAGATAAACATTTGTAAATAGTTTCAAGATTTCTATAATGCGGGAATGGCTCCTGATATTGACCCCGGGGAATACGTTACCTTTTCGCAAGCCGCTCGTTTGAGGCGAGAGGCCGGATTGAAGAGTAATACGCGACAGGCGATCTGGAATTTAGTTGAAAGAGGAAAGCTCCATGCGTTTGAGATCGCAGGGAACCGGTTTGTGAAGAAACAAGAGGTGCTCGACTATCGAGGCACGCCGGGACGTCCGCCTACCAGAGCAGTGAAGAAAAACTCACCAAAATAATAGCAATTCGGTTGGTGGCTTAGGATTTCAATAAGCGCATCCTATCTAACCGATTTTGCCTTGCAATAAACTTTACAATACGACTTTCTCGGTTTGCTTCAAGGGTTTGCATTTACCTCGTGCGCAAAGGTGTATTTTACCTTTTGAATAAATCTGTTCAATCAATTTGACAGAGCGAATGGTTTTGCTTCATTCTGCACAGTGAGTACGCGGCGCAATCGCTATCTCCCGACATGCTTCCGCCGCATTTTCTTTCCCGTTCCGTAAACTTCGGAGTTTCCTTTTATGAGTGTGGCCGAATACTTGCGCTCAAGGCGCGATTGGCTGTTTGGCAAAAACGCGCGGCAGGGCGAAACAATCGAAGCGCTGGCACTGGCACTTGATGCGCGCGATTCGACGACTCATTCTCATGCGCTGCGCGTGCGCGTGTATGCCCTCGGACTCGGCAAATCACTTAATCTCACGCCTGCCACCAAGCGCCTGCTTTCTGCGAGTGCGCTTCTCCACGACATCGGCAAAGTACATATCCCCGACGCGATTCTATTGAAGCCTGCGAAGCTCACCGAAGCGGAATTCGACGAGATGAAGCGGCATACGATTGTCGGCGCGCAGATCGCGATCAGGCGCGGCTTGCCTGTTGAAGTTGCGGCGGCGATTCGTTCGCATCACGAACGTTGGGACGGCTCAGGTTACCCGGACGGACTCTGCGGCGAGGACATTCCGCTCCTTGCTCAAATTATTGGCGTCGCAGATTGCTTCGATGCGTTGCGGGAAGTGCGCCCGTATCGCACACCGTTGTCACGCGGCGAGGCTGTCAAGATTTTGCGCGACGACAGCGGGACGCGGTTCGATCCTGTTTTGATCGAGCGGTTCTTACATTGTTTGCCGGTGCTTGAATCGAAAATCAAATGCTTGCCAGTAAATGTTTCTTTTGCAGAGCAGTTGACGAGCGCGGCGCGCGCCGTTGCTCCGGCTGCGGGTTACAGCCAGTGAGGTGAACATGAAATTCAGAAAAAAGCCCCTTGTTATCGAAGCTGAACAGTACACAGGTGATCGTGAATTGAACGGCCTGTGTCATAACGCGAATTGCTTTCTGTGCGACGTGCCGCATGTTCATACTATCCACAACAATCAGCCCGTTAAAGTCGAAGTTGGTGATTGGATTATCCCCGAACCGGATGGCACGCATTTCTATCCCTGCAACCCGGATGTTTTTTCAGTCACATACGAAGTCGTTGATGAATAAGTGAAGGTACGCGGAGCTTATGAACATTGAAGAAATGCGCGCGATTATCGCGCTCGTAAACTTTCCCGAATACACCTTTGAAGTCTTCGAGGGTGAAGGAACGCCGTATCTTCAGGCTCGTTATCTCGAAGCTGACATCATCACCGGCGCAGAGGAAACGCAGCACACGCGCAAGTGGCCTTTGTCTTCTCACATGGTGAAAAGTGAGCTGGTGCAGACGGCCTTTAAGTGTGTGATGACTTCGTTCGAGCATCGTGTGCGTGAGCATTTCACTTATAGAGATGCACTTGTGTATGGGCCTCATTTCGATGTCGAGGCGCTTGTTGAAATTGCGATGGCGCACCGGCTCGATTATCGCGGGCGTGCCGCGAGGAAGTGATTTGATCTTTTGAAGTTGTCGCCGGTTAGCTTGTTGCGGTTGGTCACTGTGGCGAGACGTAGCACTTCAGGGCGGTGCAGGTGACATAGACGTGCGGCGCTCGTTGCATCCCGAGAACGACGGCTCGCAGGTCAGCGCACGGGATGGAGAGAACGCGGGTTCAAGCGCTTGAATTAGCCACTCTCCGATGCACATCCCATGCGTCACAGTGGACGACTTGAAAGGCCGATTTGAGTTGTTTGCAAGCCCTGATTTATTTCTGCGATATGTGAGTTTGAGCATATGATTATCAATCATACATCGCCGCACTCCTCAATTCCCTGCTACGCCAATCTTCCTACCTCTATGCCTCTTCGTATGTCACAAAAAGAAGTTGATCGACTCCACAGAAATCTTGCCGGAGGGCTGCCCTTCCCGACACCGGAAGGCCGCAAACAACCGGCGCGTCCGTTGCGCTTGAGAAAGTCCGCGCTATCACCGGCGCAAGCCAAGTCCGAAAGCTCGCATGGTCAATCGCTCATCGTCTGGCTTAAAAGCTGGGAGCGGTTATGCCCTGCCTTCGCGCGCACGTTTCATGTTGCCAACGAGCATAACGGGAACGACAAAAAGGAATACACCCGCGCCGACGGAAAGCGCGGCGTCTACTCTTCCAGCGCGATGCGTCGCAAAGCAGAGGGCGTGCGCCCCGGCATCTTCGATTATTTCAATCTCGCCCGGCAGCGCGGCTTTTCGGGTCTCGTGTTCGATCTGAAGGTGCGCGACGGCGAGTTAATTTCCGCTCCCGATAAGGAGTGGGATCAAGTCCGTGAGCGCGTGTGGCTGCACAGTCAAGGCTTTGCCGATCACGTCTGTTGGAGCTGGGCGGAAGCTGCTGCCCTGCACGCTTGGTATTTCGGGATAACGCAGAGCGAGTTGCTTCGTTCAATCGGGCGACTCGACATGTGGCTCATTCCCGAATTGGGCGGCCATGACGCGCGTTGTGGCTGTGATGTGAACTTACACGAGTTTCTTAAACAATCTTAGAAGGAGAAATGATGGACGACAAAAAAGAACAGAACATTGACGGGCAATATAACAATCAAAACGGTCAGCCTGCGGAGCCGCGCAAAGAGATGCCCGGCGAAACGCCCGTCGATCACAGCGTTCAAGAATTGAACGATCCGCGCGCCAACGATCCGAACCAAACGCCGACGAGCAAGGAAGATCAAGCGGCGTATCCGGCGGAGCATGAAGAGAGATTGGCGCAGGAACTCGGCGCGCATGGTGAAGCAACGAAGTCGAGCCTCGAAGCCGAGCACGCGCGCAAGTTCCAGCAGGAGCAAGCGGAAATAGAAGAACGCACGCACGGCACGGTTGCGACGCCTGCGACGCAACCCGGACAGCAACCGGCGACAACGGGAACACTCGCGCAGCCTGTTCCCGCGCAAACGCAATCGCACGCGTCGCCTGTGCCGAACACGTCGGCAGGCACGCAGAACGATTCGCCTACGCCCGTTACTGAAACGCATCGGTAATCGGCGCTTTAACGAGGGCAGCCGCCATTGTACGCGGAGGCTGCCCTCCTTCCAATTATCTTCGTAAGGAGAACCATCTTGGAAATAGACGACGACATTCGCGAGCAGTTTAGTTACGTCAACGACATTCCCGATGAAGGACGCAAAAACTTTGCGCGTGTCGCTGCGGCGTTGATGGAAGCTGCACAAACAATTCGCAACTGCACGCCTGCGAGCGCAGATCAAACGCTTGCGTTACAGCATTTGGTGGACGCGCGGATGCGAGCAAATAAAGCGATTGCTCATGGTGGCAGATCATTTTCTCGACGCTGAAAAGGAGCGTGAATCTTGAGCATTGAACATTTAACAGACGACATGCGCGAGCAGATTAAAAAGCATCTGCCCTCTATGGTCTCGGAGGAGCTTCAAACATACCTTGCTGAAGCGGATAAAGCGGTCGGGCAAAATGAGCAGCAGGCTATCGAACTTAGCGAAGGTAAAAAGAAGATCAAAGAACTTGAAGTGCGCTTGGTAACCATCGGCGAGCGCGAATCCACATGCGAGCAACGGGAACGCGATCTGACAGCCAGAGCACAAACCATTGCGGCTCGTGAGCAGAAGCTGGAATTGATTGAACTTGAATTGCGACTCACGAACGAGAAGCTTGAACTTGCGAAAGAGCTTTATCGCATCCCATTTCAAAACCGCGTGCTGCGTGAATCTTTAATGACGAACGAGTCAAAGAGCGTGCCAACTAACAATCAATATGGCATGCAACACAATAATGAACATACAACACGCAATGAAATGCGCAGCATAACTGAGGAGTAACACAACCATGAACGAAAAATTCCCTTTCGCAAACGCAGAATTATTTCTCGCCGGTCTCGACTTTCAACCGCTCGGCGCAAACTCGCCCGAAGCCGGTGATGTCGTGATGTTTAGCGACGGTTCGTGGGTCGTCGTCGGCACGTCGTCGCATGTGTCTTACGGGCCGCGTGACGAGATGGTGTCCGTTGCACGTTTGTATCCCCACGCTTCAGCCGAAATTGCTGCTGTGACTAAAGAGAAGGATGCAGCTGATGTAGGTGAGCATCACGAGCAAGTCGAGGAGCGGTCTGACGCCGGAGAGTAAGTAATGGCAAAACGTCCCGGACGCACAAAGGGAAACTTTATCGGCGCGTATCTCGATGATGCGACGCTCGCTAAGTTTATTGCTATTCGACAAGCGGAAGCCGCGCGCATCGGCGCAAGGCTGACGCATACTCAAGTTTTCGAGATATTGATTAACCGTTTCCTCATCGAAGAACCGAAGGCGGAGACTATCAATGAAGCGAAGTAATTCTATTGTCGGTGCTTTGCTCAATCTTGAGCTAAACGGCGGCGATACATTTCTCGACGATTACTTTGCGATGTTCCCGCAGTATCACGGCACGCCTTTAATTGATGCGATTTGGTTGCTCAAAGCCAAAGAAAAGGAACTATTCAATGTGATTCCTTTCGTAGCCAAGTCTTTCCGCATTGTGCACCATGCGCGGCTCTATTTGATGGATGTGTTGGAGGGTAATTACTAATGAAGCCTGTCTCACCAGTTATTCGCAACTCTGATTTGCCCGAAATCAAAATCGCCGAACATCAACCAGAATTTCAAACTCTGCCCGCGCTTCATATCAACGGCGTCACGATCACGCGCTGGCTACTCGACGAAGATGAGCGAAAACGGATTGCTGAAACAGGCGAGATTTATCTGTCCATCGAACGCGGCGCAAATGCTTTGCAGCCGGTGATGCTTTCTCTCGATCCTCCTGAAATAGCCAAGCCTTTATCGAAAGAAGTTATCGTGCCAAACGATTTGGGGAGCTGCTTGTTTGCTCTCGAAGATATGCTCAATAAGAAGGATTTGGATTACTTACGCGACTCAAGAGAAACAGTTATAGATGTGCTTCATCACTCGCTCGGGCGTTGGATTCGTAACAACTGGAATTTGTGGAAGGTTGAAGGTTACGAAAACAAAGACTACCGGCTGCACGATTATTTCGTTCAATGCGGGTTATGGCACGCCGACGACATGAGCGGCCTAATCTTAACTTCGTTCTGGCGGTATCTGCACAAAGAGCCGTTGCGCATTGAAGAGCAGATCGAGCACTACAAAATCTATTGGGCAAGGCAAGAATGGAGCGAGAATGCTCACCCTTGAATTCTCCGACCGCGAAATGACGGCGCGCGAAATCTATTTGATCGAACAGTGCTCGCAGGGCAGCGCCATTCTTTCCGCCATCGAATTCATTATCTCGCGCATTGCGCAGTGCGACGATCAGGCTGCCTTAGTTGCCGTCCTTTATAACTCTCCCGTTTCCGAGATTCGCCGTTATTACAATGAAGCCGCCGATCTTGCTCTGGCCGTCACAGAGAAAGCCATCAAAGCCGTCGATGCGGAGTTTGCAGAACGAAGGAAGCTGCTGCCAAGCGCAGATGATGAAGAGTTCCCCGGCCAGCTTCCATAAACTTATAACGCCCGCCATCACCAGCGCCCTGCTGCCGTGAGTTAAGATTAACGCTGGTGGGCGTCGGGTGCATGGCGGGCGTTCTGCGCGGGGTAAATTAAACATGCCATCGTCAAACTATCGCGGAGTTTATTGGGATCGTGAAAAGGAACTCTGGCGCGTGGACATTGAGGTTGAGCGCAGACGCTACCGGCTCGGCAGATACCAGAACGAGCAGACGGCGGCTCTTGCCTACGATGCAGCGGCGGAACGCCTCGGCGTGTCGCAACGTGCGAACTTCAACACGCCTGAAAAACAATCGCCGATCCGCGAGTGCCGGAAATGCGAGGGCGTTGGACTCATCGGCGGCGAGTGGAAGCGCGACAACACGCGCGGCAAAACTTACATCGCGCGGATCGGCAAGTGGCGCGACTGTCCGGCGTGCGACGGCGCAGGTTATCTCACTCAAGTTTTCGAGGCGGTGTTAGCGAACGAGGTTAAAGATGAGCAACCAAGAACTTTCGCCGTGTCCGTTTTGTGACTCAAGGAACGTGCAATTAACTTCAATTGAAAACGGGATACGTCCTTTCACGGTGGAATGCAAGGACTGTTTAGCTTGTGGTTCATTCGCTACGAATGAGCACCGCGCAAAGGCAATTTGGAATGGCGCACCTCGTAAGAAGTAAGCGCACAACTTTACCTTGATAACTCTGTATCGTTTCTGCTACTGTATTTAACACGTTGAACAAAAGCGTTCAGCGTCGAGTATAGACAACGTGAGACGACTTCTGCATTGGCGTCTCAACAGGGAGAGCGACGGGCAACGCTGCCGCTCTCCCTTAAACTCCACATCGCACACCCCATCCGAGCCAATTCTTCCGGCTCAATTATCCAAAATGAAAAGCTAATTTCCTACTTTCGATTTCGCGCGCGCCTCTCGCGTTAAAAGTGTCTTCAAAAGGCTGCCAGCTACAGCCGACACTCTCACCTCAAAACGACGCCCACCTTGTGGACTCTGCCTTCCACTCGTCGAACGCGTAGGCGCGCGTGACCGGTCTCATTATGAACAAGCAATTCTCCTTGCCACTCACAGACGAACAATTCAGGTTAATCGCTCCGGCGCTTTCGCCCGCGCGCCGCGCCGAACTGCTGCCCTATCTCAACGCCGCGATGGTGCGCTTCGAGATCAACACGAAGACGCGCGTCGCGGCCTTCGTCTCAAATCTTTTGCATGAGTCGGAGGGATTGACGCGCTTTTTCGAGAATTTGAATTATTCAGCATCACGGTTGATGCAGGTTTTCAAAACGCATTTCAACGCCGTTGACGCGCTCGATTACGCGCACGACCCGGAGAAGATCGCCAATCGTGTTTACGCTTGCCGCAATGGCAATGCCGACGAACGAAGCGGCGACGGTTGGCGCTTTCGCGGGCGCGGCGGGATCATGCGCACGGGACGCAAAAACTACACGCGCCTCATGCGCGCAACTAACCTTCCGTGCCTAACCAAGCCCGACGTGGTCGCACAGCCTGAAAATTCATTTACCTCCGACGCTCTTTTCTGGTCTGACAACGACTTGAACGCACTCGCGGACTGCCTGACGGGTCGCCGCGACGCCAACGAGAAGAAGACGCTCACCGCCATTTGCGAGCGCGTCAACGGCGGACACAACGGTTTGGGAGCGCGAGTCGATCTTTACTGGCGCACGCTCGCCGTCCTCAATCGCGAGCAATCCGCCGCCCGTGCTTCCGCGCTGCTCGTAAAGTCAATCGCCGACTCTCCGCTCATTCCCACGCCTGAAACGCACACGCCGGAACAGATTGCGGCGATAAACGAGCAGCCGGAAAAAGTTGCTGAGGTTGAAACTGCCGTCGTCGCCGAACAGCTTAAGGCCGCGCGCTTTATTGACCTTGCAGAGCAGATGCCCGCATCGGCGGCGCGCGCCGATTGTGTTTCGTTTTGGGAATTGTACGGCGGGCGCATCGCGCAAGGGTTCGCATTTGTCGGCGCGGCCTTCAAAGCCGGAGAGTTTGCAGTCTGGCTCGGCCTCGTCGTTGTTCTCGCCTGCCTCGCTGTTGTTGTTTATTACAACCGGCACGATTTGAAGCGCTGGAAGACAATTCTTTTCTCGAAATTAAAGGAAGGAATTTTACCGAATGTCTCTTGAAGTTCGCCGCCGGAGCGCGCGCGCCTTGCGCTTCCTCCGAAATTTTACACTTACGCACCGGATCGTCGTTTACGCCGCCGCTCTCCTGCTGCTCGTCACCCTGTCTGTTATCACGCTCCACAGTTTCAACAACTGGCGCGAGGATCATCATGAATCGAAGTTCGATCACCATGAACTCTTAAAATCCGACGAAGCGGCGCATTTACAACTCGCCGCTTCGCAGGCCATGCTTCGCGCTTCGGAGTTGCAACACGATGTAGACGTGCAGCGCCGCAATTCCGAGACGCTCGAAGCCTTGATCGTTGCGCAAAAGAAACTCGACCCGGCAGAACGCCAAAATCTTTCCAAATCCATGGAGGAGTTTAATCGTGAAGAAGCTGCTACCCATCGCCCTGTTCCTCTTGATGAGCGCCTTGCCCGCATTCGCGCAAACAACCGCCGTCTCCTCGCCCGCTGAAACACCATCTGCGCAAACGATCACCGTCACCGAAAAAGACTTGATCGACTTCGAGCGCGTGCAAAACAAGCTTACGCTTGCGGAATCGCAAAACAAGTCTTTGAATGCGCTGCTCGATTCGGCGCGCGCGCAGATTGCCGATTACGATAGGCTCGTCGTGTCACTCAAAGAACAGATCGGCGGCTTAAACGCTTCTGGCGCGCAGCTCCGGTTAGCCATCCTGAACAACGAACAGGCCATTGCCTTGCTCCGCTCGCAAATCGTTGATTACACCTCCGAACTCGTCGGTGCGCGCAACAAAATTCACTCTTTGCGCTCGCGCGAGAAATGGATCGCGCTCGGCGCGAGCGCTGTTGGTTTATCGGCTGGCTATTACCTTGGCAATCGTGCGCCGAGTTTGACATTTGCTCTGCCCTCTCCCGCTAGATAAAAACATTTTGACCAAACCTCGTAATGGAGCGGAATGAGTGGACGCGCAAACAATACAAACCTCAATCGATGCGCTCCATACGCTGGCAACAATCGGCGGCGTAGTGCTGTTCTTCGGCGGCCTCTACGTCGTATGGCTGCTGTTACGCTCGAAGACGTTGCAATCAACGGCCAGCGCCAGCCAGAACGCCTACGGCGCGCTCGCCAAAGATCGAGATGAAGTGCAGCGCGAACTCATCAAAACACAACTCGCGCTCGACATATTGATGGTGGAACGGGATTCACGCCAGCGCGTCGGAACACAACACGCCAAGGAAAAAACGGAGATGCGGCGCGAGATCGATGACAAGGATGATGAAATCGAAAAGCTCCGTCGAAGGTTGCAGGAAAAAAGCGATGGCTGAAACGCTTCCATATTTACTTCACATTGATGATAGTCCCGATATGCTGCTGATCGTCGAGTGGCTCGCCCGTAATCGCGGCACATTCCTCGTCGATAGCGCGGGCACAGCGGCGGAAGCCGTCGCGCTTATCAACCAAGACCCGCCAAAATACTCCGCCATCGTGACGGACTACGAGCTGGAAAATAACGACATGACGGGCACCGCGTTCGTGACTTTAATTCGACAATACAAAGCGCGTGTGCCCATCGGAGTGCTAACCAGCTACAGCCGCGATGACGTCGAAATCGAAGTTATCAATGCGGGCGCGCAATATCTCTCGAAAGGCATGGACGCCGAAGAATTGACTAACGCGCTGGAGAATTTAATCGAAGGCCGGAGCGTCAATGCCTCGCGTCGCGGCGGAGGTCTTCCACTCGCGCCGAAATATTTGCCGCGCGCCAATGCCAGAATCGAAATTCCATCGCAGATACTGGCGCGCGCAACACCCGCCGCACCAAGATTGATCGAGCGCGGTGTGAACACCTTGCGCGACGCGCTTACACCGCGCGGGCTACTCACTTCGCTTCGAGGCCGTTAAGATTTTTATGGCAAGGGAAGAGAAAATCCAACCCACTAAGCCTCTCGATTTTGAGGCGTATGTATGGCCGCTCTATCACGGCGAGCCGACGCACCCGGACGCGTCGCGCCTGATCGTGCCGCTTCATTCGCTCACGCGCGATCCTGAAAACGCGCGCCTTCATCCTGAAAAGAACGTTCGCCACATACGAGCGTCCCTCAGACGGCGCGGCCAGCAAACGCCGATTGTCGTTGACCGCGCGGGCAAGATTCTTAAGGGCAATGGCACGCACGAAGCCGCCGAAGAAGAAGGCTGGACGCACGTCTGGATTGTCGTGTCGGCACTCGAAGGCGGCGAGGCGACGGGTTATGCGATTTCCGATAACGCGTCGGGGCTTTCATCGGCGTGGGACTTCGAGCAACTCGCGTCGAACGTCGGGAGCCTCAAAGAAGAATTCGACGGCACGGAGTTGGAATTCTCGAACGATGATCTCGGCTTCGAGGAACATGACATCTCGCCCTTTCTCGCCGCCGACTGGACGCCGCCCTCCGCTCAAGAATCGGGCAACGGCTCAAGCAGCGAGACGGATGCTGCCGGAAACAATAAAGAGCGCGCCGGTTCTGACCCTCACGAAAATTTAGAAGCGGGCGATAAAGCGAGCGATGACTGCTCGATCATCTGCACGCCGAACCAGCGCCTCATTATTAACCAAGCCATCGAACGCATTCGCTTGATCTGCGGCGAATCCTCGCTGACCGAAGGCCGCTGTATGGAACTCATCGCAGCGGATTTTATAGCTAACCCTCACTTGGAAGAAGGGTTAAAATAGCTATGTGGCAAGAAACATTGGTTTCAATCCGGGACGTTTCATCTCACCAGTATCAGATGAGACGTGGAAGCGTGTCCGCCAACTTCTTACAGAGGGGCATCGCGCTATGGATATTGCTGCCATGTTTGCTTCGGAAGGTCTCACGCCCGCAGCAATTTACACGCGGAATCATACAAAATGGCGCATACGTCTTGTGCGCTCTGCTTCTCGTGGCCCTGACTGCTCTAGCTGCGGAGAGCGCAAACCAAACCATCGTGGCGGTAAATGTCGAGAGTGTTTCAACGCCTCACATCGTAAAGGTCGTCCATCCGGTGAGCGACATCACTTCTGGAAAGGCGGCAAGACAAAGACCGACGAATATATCCGCTTCACCTCAGAATATCGCGCATGGCGTAAAGCGGTTTTTATGCGTGATTACTACACTTGCCAACATTGCGGTAAACACGGCGGCAGACTTCATGCCGATCATATCAAACCACAATGCAACTACCCTGAACTTCGCTTCGATCTTTCAAACGGGCGCACACTCTGCGTTTCCTGCCATAAAGCAACTCCAACATGGGGAGTCAACGCGAAGCGATTCTAAACAACTTATGGCCGCCGACTATCTCGCGGGCGCGCCGCTTCCCGATTCAGCTTCGCCGGAGGAGTAATGGACGCCGTAGACGAACCGACGGGCAACGCGGAAGTAAAAGCAATCAATTGCCCGAAGTGCCATCAACGATTAAGCCTCGAAGGTTTCGCTATCACCACGCACGAAGATGAAACGTGGAGTTGCGATCCGTCGATTGATTGCTCATGGGATTGCGGTGCCGTTTTCTTTATCACTCACTCACAAGTCGAATGGCTGCGAAAATAGAAACATCATCTCCGAGCGTGCGCCTCGCTTACAATCCCGGCCCCGTTAATGCCTACAAAGCACTCGACGCGCCTACCGTTCGTTTAGCTGCGACGCACGCGATGATCTCATGCTCGAACGCATCCGGTAAAAACCGCTATCCCATGCACTACGATTGCTCAGATAAAGGAACAATTCTCGCCCCGGCGCTGCTCGTTTCTTTCGTGTACATCAAAGGCTTTCTCAAGAATCGCCATCGCTATCACTTTCGGGATTGGGTGCTCGATTCCGGCGCATTCTCCGCTCACAACTCCGGCACTGTAATCAAACTTCAGGACTACATCGACACCGCCAAGCACCTGCTCGAAACCGACCCGCAGCTTACGGAAGTGTTTGCGCTCGACGTAATCGGCGATTGGCGCGCGTCTCTCAAAAACTGCGAAGAGATGTGGCGTCAAGGCGTGCCTGCGATTCCCTGCTTTCACTACGGCGAGCCGTGGGAGGCGCTCATTAACATAGCCGCCGATTATCCGAAAGTCGCGCTCGGCGGCGTCGCATTGATGCGCGGCGACGGCAAGTTGAAGTTCGCCGAGCAATGTTTCGCGCGCGTGTGGCCGAAGAAATTGCACGGCTTCGGTTACGGCAGCGAGAAACATATCTTGGCGTTGCCGTGGCATTCAGTAGACGCGACGAATTGGGAGATGGGGCCGTGTCGCTTCGGACGATGGAATACGTTCGGTCAAATGAGCGTGCGCGGCTCGAACCAGAACCTGCGCGCAGAAGTCGAGTGGTATCTGGAAGTGGAGCGCAAAGCGCAGTTCCGCTGGCGTAAGCAAATGAGTGAACTCGGAAAACTCACAGAACCTAATCCGGTCGTGCGCCTCGCCGTCGGAAGTCCTGCAAATAACATCCGCAACAACTCTGCTTTCTCTGCGCCGGAGAGCGAGCCAAGCGTTCGGCTAGCGATCTGTGCAACCGAAGGCGAAGGCGGTTCGATGGGCGGCCGCAACATGGAACAGGCTTTCGGCAAGAAGGCCGTGAAGGACAAGAAAAAGAATGCGAACGGAAAATAACGTTGTCCCTATTTATTCGGGCGGACTTGACTCGACGGTGCTGCTTTATTTGCTCACCTCAAAGGGCGCGACACTCAAGCCGCTTTCGATCAACTACGGCCAGCGCCACGTCAAAGAACTGGAAAGCGCGCAGGAATTCTGCGAGCGTTTAGGCCTCGATCTCGAAATCGCAGACCTCTCCGGCATCAAGCATTTGCTCACGGGCAGTTCGCAGACTTCCCCGGATGTCGCGGTGCCGCACGGCCACTACGAAGAAGAAAGCATGAAGGCGACGGTCGTGCCGAACCGCAACATGATTATGTTGTCAATCGCTATCGGCTACGCCATCTCGCAAGGCTTCGGCTTCGTCGCGTATGGCGCGCACGGCGGCGATCACGCGATCTACCCGGATTGCAGGCCGGAATTCGCGGCGGTGATGGACGCGGCAGCGATGCTGTGCGACTGGCAGCAAGTGCGTTTTCTGCGCCCGTTCATTTCCGCGTCGAAGGCCGACATCGTCGTGCTCGGCGATTCTTTGGGCGTGCCGCTGCATTTGACGTGGAGCTGCTACGAAGGCGGGGATGTTCACTGCGGACGCTGTGGCACTTGCACGGAAAGGCGTGAGGCGTTCCAACTCGCAGGCGTCGAAGACTTAACGGATTACGCTTCGGATTATGTGATTGTCGCGCCGGACGGCGTTACACCCGCAGGAAGTTCCCCGGCGATTCACCTCGTGTGATTTTCACCTCACTCGCAGGCGGCAGGTCATCCTGAAATTAAGCCGTAAGACTCGTGACGCATCTAGTCGAGCACTCGCGAAGATGATGCACTCCTCAATCCCTTATCTGTATAGACAATCACTGAACCCCACTGTTTAGCTTACCAGTAACTCCACAGATTACTTACCAGATTACTTCCCATGTTCACGATAACGAAACAGTTTCGATTTGAAGCGTCTCACCAATTAAAAGGGCTGCCGGAAGGCCATCAATGTATGCGTCTTCACGGTCATGGATATGTCGTAGAAGTTTCACTCGCAGCCGAGGAAACAAACGAGTACGGCTTCGTTGTCGATTACAACGAATTAAAGGTTTTCGACGAGTACGTTCAATCGCGTTGCGATCATCGCCACTTAAACGATGTCTTCACGTTTCAGCCGACAGCAGAGAATCTCGCGCGCCATTTTTACGAATGGATTTCGGGAACACAAAGCTGGCCGCTTCTCGCTGTGCGCGTTAGTGAAACAGGTAAAACATGGGCTGAATATCGGCTACCCGAAAAAGTAAAAGCGGTTAATTTGCACGTCCAGCTCGAAACAGAAATTCAGGTTGGCTGCTCACAGCCAACCTTCGACGAGATTCGCAAATTGTTCAGGGATGACTGTCAGCCATTTAGATACTGAACTTTTCCTCGTTCCTCATTTGTACTTGCTCCCGCGCCCGCCGCTTTACCACATGAAAATTCTCTTCCTGACCAAACGCTTCAATACACTTTACGGCGCAAGCTCAGGGCTGCTCAATTCCGCGCGCCTGCTCGCCGCTGCGCTCAAAGCCTTCGGCATTCCCTGCGCAGCCGTTGAAGTCATTGACAACAATTGCATTGACCGAGCCATCGCCGAGCATCGCCCGACGCACGTTGTTATCGAAGCGCTGTGGGTCGTGCCTGAAAAATTCACCGAGTTAGCGCGCTTGCATCCGTCAGTCCGCTTTTTCGTGCGCGTTCATTCAAAGACTCCGTTTCTCGCTTCCGAAGGCATCGCGATGGAATGGACGCGCCGCATAGCAACTGGCTTCCTCATGACAGAGCTTGCCGCCAACAGCGCGCGCACGGCCGCCGAACTCTCCGAACTCTTCGACGGCGAGGTTCATTATTTGCCGAACATTTATCCGCTCACGGATGCCCCTCCGCGCCAGCGCGCAAAGGCTCAAGGTCGTGAATTCCTCGATGTCGGCTGCTTCGGCGCAATTCGCCCGCTCAAGAATCAACTCATGCAGGCCGTCGCCGCGCTCATCTATGCGGAGCGAACCAATCGCACGCTTTGTTTTCACGTCAACGCGGCGCGCTGCGAACAGCGCGGCGAAGAAACGCTCAAGAATCTGCGCTCTCTTTTCGCCGCTTCGCAGCACGCGCTCGTCGAACATGAGTGGTACACGCACGACGAATTCAAGCGCGTGATCACCGGAATGGATTTGTCGCTCCAAGTCTCCTACACGGAAACCTTCAATATCGTCACGGCGGACGCGGTTGCGGGCGGTGTGCCGGTTGTCGGCTCACATGAAATCGAATGGCTACCGGGCATCTTCTGCGCCGATCCGAACTCTGCCGAAGACATTGTTCTCTCAATGCAGATGGCAGAGATGGCGGGACGCTTCGGCTGCTGGCTCAATCGCCGCGCGCTCGCTTCCTCCAACCGGCGCGCTCTCAAAGCGTGGCGCTCATTTCTTCTGGAAGCTTAAAGGTCAATGCGCGAACTCATTTCCATTGCTGAACCGGCCTTTCTCACGATTCAAGGCGAAGGCGCACTCGTCGGGCGTCCCACCGTCTTTGTGCGTACAGGCGGCTGCGACTTTCGTTGCGCATGGTGTGATTCGATGCACGCCGTTGACCCGGCGAACAAAGCCAACTGGCGCAAGCTCGACGCAACACAAGTGCTAGCAGAAGTGGCTGCGCTCACTGAAGGCAAACCGATTCTTATCACGCTCTCCGGCGGCAACCCTGCGCTGCAACCGCTCGCGTCTTTAATCGATCTCGGTCATGAACGCGGTTATAAGTTCGCGCTGGAAACGCAAGGGTCGATTGCAAAGACTTGGTTCCACAAACTCGATTATTTGATTCTTTCTCCAAAGCCGCCGTCGTCCGGGATGTCTTTCCGCGAACCTCGATTGGAAGAGTGCATTGATGCTTACAGTCCCGGAGCGCGCAGTGTACTGAACAAAAGCAATGTATCGGGACTCTCAATAAAAGTCGTTGTAATGACAGAAGAGGATTACAACTTCGCGCGCTCTCTTTCAGGCAAGTTAGACCGAATGTTTTTTCCGCAAAGATTTCCCTTTTTCCTCACGCCCGGTAATCACACGCCGCCCGAAGGCGCAAAGTACAACTCGCAAAACGATGAGTTCGACACGGAAGGCGTGATGGCGCGCACGCGCTGGCTCGTCGAACGCGTGAGCCGCGACAAGTGGTTTGACGTGTCGATTATCCCGCAAATTCATACGTTGATATGGGGGAACAAACAAGGTGTTTAGAGACTTACTTTGTTTCATCGCTTGCTTCCTTGTAAGGCATCTCCAGCTTTCCTATGAACGCACCATCAAACGCGACAACAAACTGCTCGCAAAATCGAATTTAACTGCTTCTTATCGAGAACGATTGCTCAATAGAAACAGTCACGCTTACGAGCACAAGACAGCGCTACACAGAGCAAACCTATCAACTCTCACCCCGCGACCGGAAGACGCGGGCGCACCTCACCCCGCGCCCGCGCCTCCTGTGAAGCCGGACAAGCACATCGAGCAATCCGAGCTTCCTTAAAACTTTATGAGCAAACTCGACAACCCCGGATCACTCACCCCCGAATCACTCACCACAGGCCTCGACATTCTTGAAGGCGCACAGGCCGACATCACGGCGCGCGCCAACGGTCTGGCGGCTTCCACACTTCAGGAAGTAACCGAAATCATCCCGGACTTCGTCGGCGCAATAATCGAATCAACCGCCGCGACGCAGACGCCCGAACGCGATGAATTAGGCGAAGCTGTCATCGCCCTCGCCCATGAAAAGAAGACCGTCGATACGGAAACAATCGAACTCGCCGTCCGCATGATTCTCGAAGCTGTCGGCGAAAATCCTTCACGCTCCGGCCTCTCCGATACTCCGGCGCGCGTCGCCCGCTTCTGGCGCGACTTTATGGAATACGCGCCCGGCACAACCGACACGACGTTCGATCAGGAACTTGTTTCCGATCAAATGGTCGCCGTCTCCGGGATGCGGGTCTGGTCGCTCTGCGAACACCATTTGCTTCCCTTCTACACCGACGTTTCCTGCGGCTACATCGCCAATGGTCGCGTGCTCGGCCTCTCCAAATTCGCCCGCATCGCCCACCAGTGCAGTCACCGCCTGCAAACTCAAGAAAACATGGCCGTGCAAATCGCCGACGAAATCGAGCGCATCACCGAATCGCGCAATGTCGCCGTTTTGTGTGCCAACGGAATGCACACCTGCATGACCATGCGCGGCATTAAGACTCAAGGCTCGATGTCGAACGCCGTGATGCGCGGCGTCTTCCGCCTCCGTCCAACCGCGCGCGACGAGTTCTACAACCTCATTCAAAGGAATCGGTAACACATGAAATTAAAAGTATTGATGAATAGATTCGCCGGAGCCGTGCAGCAGCTTTACGGCACGGTGCGCTCGACAATAGCGAGCAAAGCACGTCTTGAAGAATCCCTTGTTAGTCGTCCGGGTACGTTCGATGCGGCGATGGCTGCGCAGTTCACCAAAGCAATCACGCACGGCTCAAAGCGCGTCGCTCGTAAGAACACGCGCGGGCTGCCGCTCGGCTACAGCGTGCATGACTCGCGCCGCGCCAGACTTCTGCGCCGCTCTATGAAGGCGCGCGAGCGGGCAACGGAAATCGAGTTGCAGGCCGCCGAACAATTCTTCGACGATTTGAAGCGATGCAACGACGCGCGCAAACAAGGCTTGCAATTCCTCTCTCCACAGGCGGGACTTCTCAAAGGCTCAGGCTCTCGCAAATTCATGCGGCGCGTCATTCCACTCTGGCGCGTGCTCACGCCGAAGCAACTCATCGCTAAGATTCGGTACAAAACGGAAATGGCGCGCGAGACTAAGCGTATTCCATACATTAAGCCCGTCGCTAACGATTTGCGTCCGGCACGCGTCACGCACTCGCGCGGCGGCGTTTTGAGCGCGAGGCATCAGCCTGCTCTTTCACCGCTCGGGATTTAACTCTCATCGGAGAAGGGCAGCCACGACGAAGGCCTCACACCTTCAAACTGAGAACCAACGTGAGCTTCTCCGATCCTCACCCGAATGAGCGCGCGCGCCTTTCTCACTGCCGCGCGCTCCGCTCGTTTACCTCATGGCCGAAAACAAGCGCGAAGAATGGCAAACCGAACGTGATCGTGTCGAACTCGCACAACTTCGCACGCGCTTTCCCAACATTACCCACCAGCGCATCGCCGACATTCTTTTCCAGCGTCGCACAACTGAATACAAAGAAGCTCTCAAAGAACTCGATGCCCTCGATGCTGATTCGGTAATTCCAAATGCTCCGCCTGCGCCTTACAAACTCACGCGGCAGATGATCGATTACGACTTCAAGAAAATCCGCGCGGATTGGCGCAAAGAGTCGCGTCAGAAATACGAAGAACATTTGAGCATGCAGCTTGCCCGCGCTTACGAGCTGCACTCGACGGCTTACGAAGGCTACGAACGCTCTATCGGCGAAGTCAACCAGATTCACGAGGACAGACAGACCGTCGAACTGAATACAACCGTCGGCGCGTTGATGGAGCAAGTCGATGGAAGCGCCGAAGCTCTACTCTCAGTAAACGATCTCAAGAGAAAGATAAAACTGCCGGGCGCAACGCGGCATGTGATTAGGCGCAAGAAATCTCAACTGCTCGGTGATCCGCGCTTTCTCCTTGTCGCCGACCGCGCGCAAGAACGTGTTGATAAGCTGCTCGGATTGCACGAGCCGCAGGAGATCAACGTCAACACGCCGGGCGCAGCTAACATTGTGCTCGTACAGGGCTTCAATCCTGAAAAATGGGACGCGGCCAAGCCTGACGCTGTTAATGAGAAGGGAGAAGTCAATGACAACCCTGACGTCGACTAAAAAGACCCCCGACTTCATTCTTTACGGCACGGCGCGCGAAGTGATGGATGAAACGCGCCGCGAAGTTGTGCATTCCGGCCCGGCGGGATGTGTCGCAGGCGAAACGCGGATATATGAACCACTGACCGGCGCGCACACTTCAATTTGCGACTTACACTCGCAAAGGAGAGCACCCGTCGTGCTAACACAAGGCGGGATGCAACTCGCCACGGTTCCTTTTCTAAAAGGAAGGGCAGCACTCTATCGAGTTATAACAGCATCAGGCGCGTCAGTCTTAGTAACCAAAGATCATCTATTTGAAACTAAGTGTGGCTGGCTAAAGCTCTCCGAGATTGCAGTCGGCGACCAATTGCGCGCAGCTTCTCCCGCCCTCTCTCCGACACTGCGTGAGGTTTGCCCGTCAGAGTCGCTTTCAAGTGATGCCCGTTTGAAGGATGTACTTCAAGATTCGATAAACGATTGTCCAAACCATTGTCATTTTTGTGATGCACAACTTCGCCCGATGATAGATAGCGGCCAAGCGCTTTTTCCATCACAAGCCGATGCTCACGTACATAACCATGTCGGTTTGCAAAAGGATGGTCTGGTTGATGAATCAAAACGTATTTTCCTTTCTCAAGCATCCTTCCTCCCTTCCAAGCCGGATTATTTTTGCCGCTCTGGTCAAAGCGTGTGTGAGGAATGTTATTACACCGAAGGAATTTGGCAACCAATTGATTTTTTGAACCAACGCGACGCGCAATTTCTGACAGCGACCAACCCTCACGGGCTAACTGCTTCACAAGGTCGAAGTTTCGATAACAAGCACCGCGTGGAGCTTTCTCTAGTTTTTCAAAACCATTTCGCTTTAACACGTAGTACACACGCTGAGGTGTGTAACCAAGACGGCGTGCCGTCTCTCTTGCTGAATGCGTCCCCAGATAACTATTCACAATTTCTTTCTTCTGCTCGTGTGTTAGCAGTTTGTAACCCTTTTTCGGCATCTTTGTTTACTCCTTCGAGTTCGCATTATAAGGGACTATGGGAACAGGTCACAAGTATTACTTACGAGCGCACTGATGATTACTATGATCTTCATGTACCGGGTGCAGAGCATTATCTTGCCGAGGGTATCTGGCATCACAACACAGGCAAAAGTTTCGGGGGACTTTTGAAGCTCGATACGTTTGCGCGGTACTACCCGGGCTGCCGCTGCCTGATCTTGCGCAAGACGCGCGTCTCACTTGTGCAATCAACGCTTGTCACCTACGAGCAAAAAATTCTCGGCGAACGCTTCTCCGAGAAAGCCTCGAACCGCCATGTTTACTATCACGGCGGCGATCAGGAATATCGTTATCCGAACAAATCCATTGCTGCCATTGCGGGCATGGATAAGTCAGCGAAAGTAATGTCTACCGAATGGGACTTTATTCTTTTCGATGAAGGGACGGAGGCGAGCGAAGATAATCATGAATCATTGACGACGCGCCTGAGAAACTACAAAGCGGGCTACCAGCAGCTTCTCTTTATGTGCAACCCGGATTCTCCGATGCACTACCTCATCAAACGCCGTGACGCCGGAAAGCTGCGCATGATCGCGGCCAAACACACCGACAACCCGCTCTTTTTCAATCAGGAAACCGGCAAGTGGCGACTCAAAGGCAAAGTGTACATGAACGCGCTCGACGATTTAACGGGCGCGCGCTTAAAGCGCTTTCGTGACGGTATCTGGTGCATGACAGAAGGGATGGTCTTCGACGGCTTTGAAGAAGAGACACATGTTTTCAACGGCTGGGACGACGAGTGGAATCTTGTTTACGATGACAAAAAGGGGCGCTTCGGCGACGGCGCGGATTACACGACGGAGCCGCCGCGAAGTTGGCGGCGTTCGCTCTCCATCGACTTCGGTTTCTCCAATCCCTTTGTCTGTCAATTCTGGGCGGAAGACTCTGACGGCAGGCTTTACCTTTACCGCGAAATCTACATGTCGCAAAAGATCGTCGAAGACCATGCGGCAGAAATCATTAAAATCTGTGACCACTTCGATGAGCCGGACTTCTCTGAAATCATTACCGATCACGACGCCGAAGATCGCGCTACGCTCATTAAACACCTTCGCAAGAATCGCCGCTTTGCGCGCCTCTCGACCACAGCTGCGAAGAAGGATGTCGAAGCCGGTTGCGACGCCGTGCGCACAAGGCTCAAGAAACGCGCCGACGGGCGGGCGCGCATCTATGTTCGCCGCGATGCCGTGTGGACGAAAGACAAAGAGCTTGAAGCGAAGCATTTGCCGAGCAGCACGCTCGAAGAAATCTGGAGCTACATTTACGGGCTGGACGGCAAGCCTGTGAAGAAGAACGATCACGGTTGCTTTGTCGCGGGCACAATGATTGAAACCCTCATCGGCGAACGGCCAATTGAAACAATCAAAGCAGGCGATCTTGTGCTCACGCGCAAAGGATATAAGCGCGTGCTGGCGGCGGGCTTAACGAACCCTTCCGCTCCAGTTAAAACTCTTATGCTTAACGACGGACGCACACTCATCGGCACAGGCAACCATCCGGTTTACGTCAAAGGAAAAGATTTTATTCAAATGGATGCTTTGCGGTATAATGATGCTCTATTAGATGTAAGGGAGAACCCGCAATGGAGATCATCAGTTTGCCTTCCGGGGCACCGCGTATCGAGCGCGTGCGCTTCAATGGGATTGTCTATCGGCGTTATCCCGAAGCAAAGCAGTTCGGTGACCGCAACTATTTCAGGTGCGACATCGGCGATAAAAGAAAGGGTTGCGGAGCATTACATAGAGACATCTACAAATTTCATCACGGAACTATTCCAGAGGGCTATCATGTCCATCATCGGGATGGTAATGCTCTTAATAACAACATCGAAAATCTCGAAGCAATTCCAGCGCGCGAGCATAACGACAAACACATTCCGACAGCCCGGCAGCGACAAGCAATCGCCTATAAAAGCAGCACTAAAGGTTTTCTCGAAAAGATGCGGCGCGGCGCAGTTGAGTGGCATCGCTCACCTGAAGGTCGCGCATGGCACAGCGAACACGGAAAAGAGATTTACAAGGATCGCAAGCCGCTTGCGGGCATCTGCGATCAATGCGGCAAAAAGTTTGAATCAATGGGACGGCGCAAGTCTGATCGATTCTGTTCTAACAACTGCAAGTCCCGCTGGAGGCGCGAAAACGGACTCGATAACATCACAAAGGTCTGTCCACAGTGCGAGAAGGAATTCAGTTGCAATAAATACACTCCAAAGACTTACTGTTCGCGGACATGCTCTGCTCAACGACTTGTTCGTAATGACAAACGATCTTGCCTTAACTGCCAAAAGCAGTTCGAGGCCAAACCCCACCAAGCAAAACAATGCTGCTCTCTGCCGTGTGCATACGCTCACATCAAAAGCAGAACCACAACCCGTTTACAATCTCACCGTTGAAGACTCGCCAGAGTATTACGCGAACGGCGTGCTCGTGCATAACTGCGACGGTTTACGTTATCGCGTCGCAACCACTGACCTCAAAGCCGCCGACAACTTCACCGTCACAAAATTCCGCCGCTAACGACTTGCAAATAGTTGGTTTCAAACCAATGTTTCGAGTCCAATCTTTTAACCTCCCGCTCACCAACCGGACAGGATTCAGCAATGGCAATCTCACTCTCACTCACCAAAGACCGCGCCGACTTTCAATGCGCCGCATACAAAGCAGCAATGCGCACCATCAAGATCGTCGAAGATGTTTACGAAGGATCGCCGCGCATTCGCGATTGCAGGCAAGAATATTTGCCAAAGAACCCGATGGAGGGCGACGACGAGTATCAATCGCGTGTAACGCGCTCCGTCTTCTCGCCGGTGTTCAAGCGCGCGCTCGGCAAACTCGTCGGCCTCGTCTTTCGCCGCGATCCGAATTGGAAAGAGGTTTCCGATGGATTTATCAATGACTGGAAAAACATCGACCTCGCCGGAACAAAGGGCGAAGTCTTCGCGCGCAACGTGCTTCAAAGCGCGGCGAAGGACGGCCACGCCTTTATCTATGTCGAGATGCCGCCACCACTTGAGGAAAGCGACACGCTCGCGCCCGCGCCGACTCTCAAGGACGAACACGACGCGGATTTACGCCCCTACTGGATTCTCTACAAAAAAGGACAGGCGATTAACTGGCGCACGGAAAACATTAACGGCAAAACCGTGCTGACGCTGATCGTGTTTCGGGAAATGACAATGGAAGGCGAAGGCGACTTCGGCGAAAAGCAGGTCACGCGCTTTCGCGTGCTGCGTCCCGGATCATGGAAACTGTATCGCAAGAACGGACGCCAACTCGATCTGGAACGAGAAGGCAAAAGCGGCCTCGACTACATTCCGATCTTTCCTGTTTACGGCGAAGAGTGCGCGCCGTTAATTAGCGAGCCGCCGCTTCTCGAACTCGCTATCATGGCGATCCAGCTTTACCAGAAGCAAAGCGATCTCGATAATATCTTGCACTTCGCTAATGTGCCGGTGATGTGGGCGCGCGACCGCAATACGCAAGTTCCTATTGAAGCCATCGGCCCGTCGGCGCTCATTGATTTAACGGGCGAGCACTCGATGATCGGCTTCGCAGAGCATCAAGGCCATGCCATTGAAGCGGCGATGAAGGACATCGAAACTATCAAAGTCGATATGGCGATGGCGGCGCTTTCCATGCTCGCGGAGAAGACTCCGGGGCCGAAGACCGCGACCGGCGAGATCATCGACTCAGCGGAATCGAACTCGGAAATCTCCCTGATGGTGAAATCTTTGCAGGGCGCGACCCAGAACGCGTATGAAGCGCATGAGAAAATGGCCGGGCGTGCCGGCACGGGTTCCTTCGAGCCGAACGTCGAATATGACCGTCTTGTTTTAAGCGTCGATGAAATGCGTGCCTTAGGCCTGTTCGTCACGGACAAACAATTATCGCTTGAAACGATGCTCGAACTCTTGAAGCGCGCGGGCAAGCTTGGCGTTGACTTCGACGTGAAGACCGAACTTGAGCGAATCTTCGGAAAGAATCTCGCCACCGAGCCAGATATTGTGCGAGACGTGGCGCTTGATAATGAGCGCCACGTCGTTCTTCCGGCTGATGCTGGAACTGACCCAACTGTAAACAATAATCCGGCGGACAACGTTCCGGCATAGGTAAATCAGACAGTCTCCTTGTGTGGTTTTTATGAAGCAAGCCGATCCACGTTGGTCATCTCAACAAATAGAACTCGCAAGCCGCGTACAGCGCTCGGACGTGGCACGCGCACTTGCACTTATTGAGGAAGCAAGCCCGGAGTTGGCCGACATGGTGCAAGCTGAAGCCACTCCTGCGAAGAAAGAAAGAAGCGAGGCGAAAACTATATGACATGGGTTGCCGGATTCATTGAAAACGGGCAAGCCTTCATTGGTGCCGACAGCGCCGGAAGCATGGGCACTTATATTGAATCGCGCCCAAACTCGAAAATCTTCTTTAATGGCAAATACCTGTTCGGTTGCTCCGGTTCGTTTCGCGGAATGCAGATTCTACGGTATGACTTCGAGCCGCCGCCCGTGCCGGTTGATTGCATGGACATTGACCGCTTCATCGTCACTGTGTGGATCAAGAAACTTCGCGAGTGCGTCCGCGCCGCCGGATATATGTCGTTTACAAGTGGTCAGGAAGAAGGTATTGAATCGTTTCTCGTTGCATGGCGAGACCGCATATGGAGCATCTATCCAGATTTTCAGATCGGCCACCTGAACAACGATTTCTACGCCGTCGGCAGCGGCACGCAAGTCGCGCGCGGCGCTTTGTATGTTCTCAATCGTCAAAAGAAGCGGCTGCGCCCGGTACAACGCTTGACGCTCGCGCTCGAAGCCGCCGCCGAGTGTGATTCTGCTGTCCGCGCTCCCTTCACCATCCTTAACACTTCCCGCCGATAGATTTACCTCTCAACGCAGTTCCTCTTTACAACCTCTTCGTCTGCGTTCTCACTTCATGCCTCAAGGCAAGTCATCCTTTACATGGGATAGCCCAAGCCTGCGTTTCCGCGAATCATCGACGGGGCGCTTTGTCGCGCACCGCAAAGTATTTCAGGAGACGCAAAGGGTCGTGCAAGTCAGTCAGCAGCGCATGTTGAAAATAACAGAAGCGTTTGCGCGTGGTGAGATTACGCTTCCTGATTTCAAACTTGCGATGATGCAGGAGGTCAAGAGCCTTAACATTGCGACAGCCATTTCTGCCAACGGCGGCCTTACGCAGATGGATGCAAGGCGGTGGGGCGAAGTCGGCGCGCGGCTCCGGCGCGAATACAGCTACCTCAATGAACTTGGAACGAAGATCGCAAACGGACATCTCTCCGCGCAATCGGGACGACTTCGCACGAGCGCACGCGCGTATGCCGCCAGTTCTCAAACTTTATTTTGGGAACTCACCAACCGGCGCATGAAAGAGACAGGGAACTTTGTTCTTGCACGGCGCGTGATGGGCGCGGTCGGCACTGAGCATTGTTCGGGCTGTTCGAGCGAGGCAAGCAAAGATTTCATGCCGCTCGACGAGATTGCGCCTATCGGTTCAAAGGAATGTAAGTGGTTTTGCCATTGCTCGATTGAATACAAGGTTTCGAGCATTGCACGCATGGCTAAGGATATTGCTGAAACGCACAATAAGAATGGCGACTCTACCTTCAATATGTATGAAGGCGATCTTCTCGGGCAAGATTATTATTCTGTTTCTTTGTACCCGGAGCCACAGATTAGCACCTTTGAATTTGGTCGCAATTTGGACGCTAAAACCATCAGGGAATTCATTGATAAGCATCGAGACTTACTGCGCGACCCACGTAATTCTGTTGGTACATGGTATGAAGAAAAAAGCGATGCGACATACATTGATGTTGTCGCCACGTTAAATGATAGGAAACTGGCCGAAGAACTCGGACGTATGTATAATCAGATTGCTATTTTTGATTTGAAACGAAAAGAAGCGATTGCTACCGGCGGAACAGGAACGATGCCGCCGAATGTGCCTGCAATCAATAAAAGGCTTTCCAAGAAAGGAGGTGGATAATGCTAGAAAACAAAACTATTACAGTGCTTGCCATATTTGGCGACATCGTTAAATTTGAAAGCACTCCGCTTCCTTGCTTAACGTACACGGTCAAAGCGACAAGCCCGGGCGGTCACACTAGACTTATCGCAGCATCAGTGTTAATTCGTTATCCCGGACATCTCACCCGCCTCAAAAACGAATTTCAAACAGGCGATTCGGTTCAGCTTATCTTGAGCAAGAATCCTGCCACGCCCGATTTTCCCGTTACTCTTGTTGATTTCTCACGCTCCGCATCCTCCGTCATCGCCTCCTAGTCTCCGTTCGTTTGCTCGCCTAATTCATTTCTTCCGGTTACTCACAACCCGAATTATGCCCGAATTAAAAGATACCCTTGCGCTTTCTGGAAATTATGATATTCTCATATCCGCGCTCGTCGATTGCACGCGCGCCCAGCGTCGCTCGAAACTGGCCGAAGCCGCCGCGCTTCACCGCCTAGAGCAAAAGCTGCTGACAATTCAAAGGGCTTCATTGCCAGACGGCAACAGCGTCTCGCCTAACTCTTAGGTCACACGCTTTGAAAGCGCCCCATCCCGAAAGGGATCGCTCGCTTCCCCGTCGAAAATCACGCCCGTCATGTTTGACCTCGAAGGCCACGCGCCTTCCACGTCGAACGTGGCGGGCGTTTTTGTGTTTTCAACAACGGAAGCCACTCTCACCGTTCGGGCTGTGCTCGAACACATTCTCACACTCACCAATTCATCCGCGCTCTGTGAGCGCACGCCTGCCGCGCCAGTGGCGCAAGGAGACAAACCCACCGATGTTAAAAGACGAAGTAAACGAACAGGAACTAGGAACGCTTGACGAGCAAAACCGCTCGCTCTATATCAAGACGGGCGAAGGCGATGCCACGACATACAAGCTGCACCCGGCAGTCGTTGCCGAGCGCACGTCGCTGACAACGAAGAACGCCGAAATTCTCCGTGAGAAACAGGCGAAAGCCGATGCGCTGAAACCGTTTGAAGGACTCGGTAAAACTGCCGACGAGATCAAAGCGATTGTCGAAAAGCATCAGCAAACCGAAGACAGTAAAAAGACCGAAGACGAGCGCCGCCAATCGCAGATCGAATCTCTCAAAACGAGCAATCAACGCGAAATCGACAACCTCAAAACCACCGCCGCGCAGCGCGAAGAATTTCTCACCAAAAATCTTCGCAACGTGATGATTAACACGACTGCCTCGCTCGCCATCGAGAAAGCGGGCGGCGAAGTCGAAGCACTATTGCCGCACATCACGGCGGCGATGGACTTGGTCGAAGAAGGCGACGGCGACGAGCGAAAGTTCGCAACGCGCATCGTTGACGGCGCGAAGGCTCCGCGCTATGCGGGCGCAGACTTTATGAACGTCGAGCAGCTCGTCGAGGAGTTCAAAAAGAAGCCTGCCTTTATGGGTCTCTTCAAAGCATCGGGCAAGGGCGGCTCCGGCGCGCCCAGCAATCAGCAGAACCGCACTACCTCTCATCAGCGCAATGCCAGCGAAATGAGTTCAACCGACAAGATCGCGCAAGGCCTCGCACAGCGCGGGCGCTAAGGCGTGTCTCACTCTACTTGTTCTTCATGTCCCGCTGGAGTTTGTCGCTCTCACCTCAACCCACCATTTCTCACTAGGAGTTTAGAAAAACATGGCATCTGTAACACTCGCGGAGAGCGCCAAGCTCGCGCAGGACATGCTAATTCAGGGCGTCATCGAAGACATCGTCACTGTTAATCAAATGTTCGATGTGCTGCCTTTCGAGGGCATCGAAGGCAACTCGCTGAAATACAACCGTGAAAACGTGCTCGGCGATGTGCAAGTCGCTGGCGTCGGAACCGTGATTACGGCGAAGAATCCCGCGACCTTCACCTCCGTCAATTCCAATCTCACAACCATTCTCGGCGACGCCGAAGTGAACGGTTTGATTCAAGCCACGCGCTCGAATCGCACTAATCAACAGGCACAGCAGATTTCCTCAAAGGCCAAATCCTGCGGTCGCAAATATCAGGACATGCTGATTAACGGCACAGGCAGCGGCGACGAGTTCCCGGGCCTACTGTCGCTCGCCAGCTCAAGCAAAGTGTTCGCCGCCGGGACAAACGGCGCGAACTTCGATTTGTCGATTCTCGATCAACTGATCGATCTCGTCACGGACAAGGACGGCGAACTCGATTTCTTCGCGATGAACGCGCGCACGATCCGCGCGTTTTATGCGCAGATTCGAGCGCTTGGCGGCGCGTCGATCAATGAAGTCTTGACGCTGCCTTCGGGTCGCCGCGTGCCGCAGTATCGCGGTATCCCGGTTCTGCGCAACGATTACATTCCGACGAACCAGACGCAGGGTACAGCCACGACCTGCACCTCGATTCTCGCAGGCACGGTTGACGATGGTTCGATGATGCACGGCATCGCCGGGCTGACGGCGGCGGACGCAGCGGGAATTCAAGTTGTGGACGTTGGCGAGTCGGAAACGAAGGACGAGCGCATCACGCGCGTCAAGTGGTATACCGGCCTCGCGCTCTACTCCGCCAACGGCCTCGCCATCGCGAAGGGCATTCTCAACTAAGAGAATCTGAATCCACATCTCGCTTTCGGTGTTTGTGTTCACGCTTAAACCTCACACGCACTTACACCGAACAGCGGAGGGACGCAGACGGCAAACTACGCGCGCGTCCCTCCGCCCTTCTTTCAGGTTTCAACTCTTACCTTTGAAACCTATTCTTTTGAAACCTATCACCGGAGACTAATACATCATGAAGGAATACAGACTCGTCGGGCCGAATCACGGCAAAAGCGTTCGCCTCGGCAGCTTCGATTTCGTTGACGGCAAGATTCTCGTCGAAGACAGCGAAGTAACCGCCGTCGGCCCCATCGTTGAGCGCTTTTACAGCGCGGTTCCGGCGGAGCAAGCCGAAAAAGCGCAGGCTGAATACGAAAAATCAATCGCGCCGCCCGCTCCCCTCAACCCGACGCCCGTCGTCGTTGTCGAGGACAAAACCAAAGGCACAGCGAAGGAAACAGCCAAGTAATTAAGCGCGGAGCAACACTCAATCAATGGCCTTTGTATTCGACGCAACTTTGGGCGGCGCGACAGCCAATTCATATTGCACGGTAGAGTTCGCCGACGATTATCTCGCGGGCGAACTCTACGCGGACGAATGGACTGTGCTTAATAATTCAGTCGCCGCCGATTTGTTGAAAAAAAAACAGGCGCTCGTGAAAGCGACGCGCAGGCTCGAACGCTACGAATACAAAGGCCATCGCTCCGCTTACACAGGCCAGCGATTGAAGCATCCGCGCTACGGCCTCACGACTCCCGAAGGCTTTTACTATTCCGCGAATTCCATTATCGAGCAGATGAAAATGGCGACAGCGGAACTCGCGCTCTACTACCTCAAGCAAGACCCGACGGCAGTTGTCGATGAAAGTTTGCGACAGTTTACCCATCTCCGAATTGCCGGAGCGGTTGAACTGGAAATGCGCGATCAATTGCCGAGTGACGACCGCATCCCGGAACGCGTCGTCAACATTTTCTACGAATATATTTTGTCGGGGCCGGGCATGACGCGGCTCGTGCGCTGTTAAGCTATGGGTTCACTCGCCAACACACTCGGGCGGCTCGCGCAGACTGCGGCGAAGACCATCGACAAACTCGGCACGGATTCCTTTTTCGTGCTCAGGGAAACCGCGACACCAAACAATCGCGGCGCGACTGTGAAATCGTTTGCCGCAACCACTACAAACCCGATTCCCTGCTTTTACGCCGTCGTCTCGCGCAACCCGGAATCGCTTGAAGAAGAATTCGGGCAGCAACGAAAGCCTGTTGTGTTTCGCCGTTTCGTCTGCGCCGCCACTGTTGACGTGAAAACAAAAGACCGGCTCCGACTCGTCGCGCGCGACACCGTGCCGCAAATCGACATGGAGATTTTGCGCGTCGAACCGCTCTCCGGCGTGCTTATCGCCATCATTACCGCAGAGGCTTCCGCGTCATGATCTCGATGAAGGTGCAGACGCGAAACCGCATCCCGGAACTGCGGCAAGCGCTGAGGCCGCGCGCCGGGCGCGCCATCAATTCATGGGCGCGCAATACATTCGCGATCTCGCAATCTCTCGTCAACGTCGATACGGGAGAACTCAAAGCCTCGGGCGAGATTGTCGATTATGCAGATACAAAAGGCGACGGCCGCCAGCGCGGAGTTGCCAAGTCGATTCGCTACACGGCTCCGCACTCGCGCTACGTCCACGACGGCACGGCGCACTACGCGGGCAATCCCTATCTGCTCGCCGCTTACATGGCGACACAGCGCCAGTTAATGGAAGACCTTGCGAAGATTTTCGAGTTGAATTGATTCATGGACGCACTGAACGCCGCCATCGTTTACGCCTACACACACGACGCTCCCTACATGGCGGCGGTGCCGGGCGGGATGTGGCATTTGAAAGCCGACGAAGGCACGCCGCTTCCGCTCTCGAAGTTTCAAGTCGTGATCGCCGACGCCGAATACACTTTCGGCAACAACAATGTTTCGAGCGAGCGTTATGTTTATAAGTTCACCGCGCACGCCGAAAATAATGAACAGGATGCGGGCAGCACGCTCGCAGCAATCACATGCGGCCACCTCAAGCGCGTTATCAACGCGGCAATGCTCACAGTTACCGGTTACAGAGTGTTGAGCTGTGCATGGACGCACATTGTTCCCGATAGCATCGCGCCCGGCCACTCCGGGAAAGATGAATACTCGCAGGGCATTCTCGTCGAAATAATCATCGCTCCCGTTTAATTTCTCACACCCTTCTTCACTCACCGAGGACTCAATACAATGGCTGCCACACACGGAAAAAACACCGGCGTCGTCGTCAACGAAAACGACCTGTCTGCATTCTTTAATGAAGCCGACATTTCAGGCGAAGCGGAGATCATCGACGTCACGACGTTTACGAATCAATCGAAGCGCTACATCGTCGGCTACCGCGACGGCAAGGTGAGCCTCAAGGGACTCTTCGGCTCTAAAGACCCGTTAGTCTCAAGCGATCCGAAGGAAACGGATGATGTTCTGCGCCCGATTCTCGGCGACGATACGATTGCGCAAAACGTTTTGATTGCGATTGAAGGCTTGTCCGTGTTCGGCAACAGCGTTTCGTTTTTTCTCGCCAAGCAAAGCAAATACAGCGTGACCTCGCCTTACAACGGCGTCGTTTCGGTGATGAGCGATTTAACGGCTGATCGCGGGATAAGCGTGGGGCCGCTGCTCCTCACAAAACAGGCGCGCACGGTGGCGGGCAGCTCTCCTGCTTACGACATGGGAGCAGCGACCACAAAAGGTTTCATCGCGCAAATCAATACGCTTGCCGTTGGCGCGACAACTTCCGCGAACATCATCATTGAAGATTCGGCGGACGGCGCAACCGGCTGGGCAACCATCGGCTCATTCACCGCTGCATCCATTGCCGGAGCCGAGCGCATCGAGACAAACGGCGCGGTCAGGCGCTACGTGCGCGCAAGCTGGACATTCACCGGCGCAAACGGCGCGACGTTTGTTGTCAGCTTCGCTCTCCAGAAATAAGAGCATCCGCCGCTTCCCATCTCAAGCGCGCGGGCGCGCTAATCGACTTCAACTCACACCTCAGGAGAAATTCAAATCATGGCTATTCATGGTCGCAAAACCAGCTTCAAACTCGACACGCTTGCCAACGTGTTGACGGACATCTCAACCAAACTCAACAACGTCGATTTTCCGGGCGAGGCTGAAATCATCGACACCACCACTTTTCAGCAAGCGGCGAAGACTTACATCGTCGGCTTCAAGGATAACAAGATCAGCTTGCAGGGCAATTGGGACGCTGCCATCGACGCGCACTTTTATGCTCTTTTGGGCGTCAGTGAACCGACCGGGCAACCGTCGAACGAAGGCTTCGATTTCGAGTACGGCCCCGAAGGGACAGCGTCAGGCTCGACGAAGTACACGGGCAAGGCGCTTCTGATGAAATACGGAAAGACCTCGCCCGTCAACGGTGTGTCGAAGTTCACAGCGGAATTACAGGTTACTGGTGATGCTCTAAGGTCAACCTTCGCATAAATCACTTATGCGGCTTAGCGCAAACACATCCCGGGCAATGGTAATCGCCGTCGCGCACTCCAGCGGGCTGCGACTTTGTACGCCACAGTTCAAGATTCTCTGGTCTGTTATCAGCGCGCTTACCATTCTTGTGATGAACTTGCTCGTGCGGCTCAAGAGGACGGCCAAGCATCTTTTCCATTACTACGCGATGCTCATAAATGTATCGCCGTTTGGAAGAATCGACCTGCGAAGCGATTACTTGGACATAACCATCCTTGAAGATTCGGCCGCCCTTCCAACTACCGCCCGCATGTGCAGCGCCTGTTGCACAAGTAGCCTTGCTGTGACCGGTAACACAAGGCATCGGGTGTCCTTTGAAATGCCTATGCTTGCGGGCAGTCGAGGTTGCGATAGGTGTCTTTCTTTCGCAACCACACTCGCATCGTCCCGAAGGGATTTCTTCAGGCTTTGGGACATAAGCAAGATAGGGGCGCTTTATTCCGCGCATATGATGTCCCTGTAAGTAAGAGACTTCTTTACGCGACGTTGTTTTTCGAGGCGGAATTTCACCGCCACACCCACATGCACATTTCATGTAGCAACTATAACATAGTTGCTACATGTAACAAGGTGGTGAATGTTGGCGACGCAACGCGCAGCACTTTTGCCTAATCGCTGACTACTGACTACTGACCACTGACTTCCTCACAAGCCGCGCGCGCGAGAAACACGCGCGGCTTCCCCACCTCAATCCATTCAAGGACAAACCCGGAATCATGGAACTCTCTGACTTACTCAACAAAACCGCCAGCTTCACAATCGAATATCAAGACGAAAAGATTCAGGTGGAAATTTACACCGGAAAATTAACGCCTCAATATCGCGCCGATCTTGTCGCCGCATTGACCGCTGAAACCGAGAACCGCAAAGACGAATACGCAACAATGCTTTCGGATTTGATTGCATCTTGGGATGTTATTTTGAACGGTGAAGCCTTCCCGCCGACTTATGAAAGCCTTGTTCGGTTGCCGTATCAGTTGCTCGCCCAAATGGTGAATCAGGTGAGTGATTTTTTGGGAAAGCTGGCACAGCCGAAACAACCGACGACCTAGCCCGCTATATCGGCACAGGCGGCGAGCTTGGAGAGACACCGGAATGGTATCCCTTAATCAGAGCGGCGCGCTTGATGAATGTGCCACCGTGGGAGTTAGCCCGTCAGCCGACGTTCTGGGTAAGCTGTGCTTTGATGGCAGAAAAAGCAGAGCGCGAAGGCGAGCGTATGGCATTCGAGCTTGCGAAACAGCGAGACGGGTTGAGTACATAAAAAAGGAAGACTTTCAAGCCTTCCTTTTTTTGTTGGTTGAAATAGACGCCTACGCCACTGCCTCCTCAGCGGGCGCGTCAAAGGGCAATTTGACCTGCTTACCGTAGCGTTCGCGTAACTCTTTCTGGTAGTGGTAAGCTTCCCGGATAAAGTGCTGCGCGCACTTTATGTTGTAATCGATCACTTGACGGTAATGCTCTACGTCGAAAAGGGCGACTTGCATGTACCCGTTTCGCGTTTCGCCTTCGCCGTCGGTGATTTCGATGTTTGCAAAAACAGGACGCCCGCGTTCGTCTTTGACCTGTCGGATCATCCGGCGAACGTGGGTTTTCTTGAATTCGAGAATCGCGTCGTTGATTTGCTCATCGTCCCAATAGTTGCGCTTGTTAAGACGCGCAACCGCTTGGTCTGTCGTCATAAAGTCTTTCGACTTCAACGCTTCAATGAACACTCTACGCGACATTTTCTTGTCCATCGCGCTCTGCATCTAATACCTCCTCAAGTTGGTCTTTCAGTTGGGCGAGTTGCTGTGATAATTCGCAGACTCGCGTGTAATAGGCGGCACGCTCTTTTGGGTTCCAAGAGCGGACTAACTGCCGGATACCGCCCAGCATCCCGACACTCGTAAAAATCTTTTGCGTTTCGTAAATGCCCTGCGTCCACCGTTCCGCCGCCGACTTCTTGGCGTTCGGGTCGCGCGCAGGCATCGGCGGCTTCTCCGCAAGCGTGGTGAGCGTGTCGGCGTCGTTCTGCGCCAGCTTCTCGCGCGCTTCGGTGCGTGTTTCTTCGGGAAGCGCGTCGAGGTTCTTGGCGATTGTGAGCGCGTCCTTTTGCGTCGGGATGGATTGCAGTTCGGGATAACGCTCGACGGCGGCGACGTGTTTTTGCGCCTGAACAATAGGCGCTGGCGAGACACCGAGACGTTCGGCAACGCGGCGCAGCGAGCCGGGTTTTTCAGGACGGCCAGCAGAATTACGTTTTTCCGCAAAACGTAATTCACCTTCGGAATTATCGAAAGTGACTTTCGATAATTCTTTCTCATCAATCTTCGCCGCCGTCTCCGCCAGCTTCACCAAATTTCTCGACTGCTCATACGGCGTTAAATCTTTGCGGCGAAGGTTTTCCTCAAGTTCGATTTCGGATTTCTCGTCATCGGTAAGCTCGCGGTACATCCTCGCCGGAATCTCCGACCACTCAAGGAAGCGGCACGCGCGCAGGCGGCGCTCGCCCGCGATGAGATTGTTTTCTTCGTCAACGACAATCGGGTGAAAGAGGCCGTACTTGCGAATGCTCTCCGCCAGCCCTTCGATGTCGCCGAACTCTTCGCGGCGGCGGTTCGTGACGCGCACGTCCGCGAGCGGTATCCTTTCGGTTTTGCTTGATGTCGGCATGATTCTTTCCTGCTTTGTTTCGGCGTTAATTTATCGTTTCGTTTTCATCGTCGAATTCACGATCAATCACGCGCCGGTCGCGCTCGTTACTCGGATCGAGCGAAGCGAATTCCTTGAAGGCGGAACTAAAATGAGAGGTTTTCGTGTAAGCCTTCCAAGCTGCGGGCATAACTAAACTTTCGACGTTAATCCTGCCTCCGCTAAAGGCTTCGGCGCAGATACCATGCAGCAATTCGATAAGACCGAAAGCTATTCTGTCGTCGTCAAAGTCGGTCAGTAAATCGGCGATTTCTTCGGCGCGCTGCCATGTGATCGGTTTGTAATTGAAATCTTTAGCCAGATCGTTCAGCGAGCGTTGCAGCGCATCACAAGGTTCTTCTTTATGTATCTGTTTCGTGGTATCCTTACCGGGCATTGCTTTTTCCTTTCTTCGTTGGGAAGGTTAAAGGCTGAGGGCGAGGAAAGCGCGGTAACGCTTTCCTCGCCCGTTTCATTTAGCGCGCCGCATCCCGCTTGACCATCGCCTGCGTCCATACATCTCCGAACTTGTCTTCTTCCTTATCGTAAACTTGGGCTTGGGACAGGCAGACGCCGCCTTGTGGCTCCCAATCATGCTTGATGAGGTTGTTGACAAGGCTGCTTAATGTGCTGGCGTCCTCTGCGACGAGAATCGTGTAGTCGTCCATCGTGTGCTCCTTTCCTTGTGGTTAGACTTTTTCGCTTTAGACGGCGAGTTCACGCCATGCGGCTTCGACCTTGCCGCGAAGCATCGCAATCGCCGCGTGCGCGGTGCTGGCGAAAGCCGAGATGCCGTTAAAGGGGCTGTGCTCATCTTTGACCGTTGCGAACGCGCCGCGCCCCGTCGTGTCAACTTCGATTGCGTATGAATCGGTGACGAGCGTTTCAATTTTCGGTTCGATTGCGGTTGTCATGGTGTCTCTCCGTTTCGTGAATTGTTTCTGACAAGAGAGAATATAGCGCACGCGCTGAATTAAAGCAAGGATAAAACATCGCACGCGCTGATTATTTTCTTGCTTTATTTTGACGGCTGCGCTATATATTATGCAGCCTATGAAGAAGGGCAAAACTAGGATGATAACTGTAAGAGAAGCAGCCGAAAGATTAGACGCCGGACAATCCAGCGTTAGAATGTGGTGTGCTGAAGGTAAGTTTCCAAACGCCGAACCCCTAGAGACGCCGCGCGGCTCTGTGTGGGTTATCCCTGAAACCGACTTGGATGGATTCGAGAAGCGTGGACGTGGACGCCCAGCAAAGCAGCCGGACAAAAAAGCCGAGAAGAAGTAAAGGTGTTGGTTGGCGGGGCGACGTTAATTTGGTATACGTTCGATTAGCTGTCCTGTGACGCCTTTGATTTTCCCTCCTTGAAACTCAAACTCAAATCGCAGTGCTTCAGTACGAAGGTCAATAGGAATGACTCCGCCGGTAGCAGGATTCAACGGCGTGGTTGATGCGTCTACGGTCTTCTCAAATACCACCTTGTCATCTTTATCAAACAATCGAAGCGTAGTAGTCCCCGAATAGGCAAGCGTGCCATCGTTGCGTATGAAAAAGAAATAACGATAAACGTCACCGATAATCTTATACCCTTTAGATTCAAAGATTATTTCAGATGCGGGTACATCCATATACCGCTCTGTTTCCGCTTTAAGAACCCAGCCAGTTTTATTTTTATAAAAGACTTTAATGTAGCCGCCGTAGCGTTCGGTTTCCTCCAATGATTGAAGAATCACATTAGCGGGAATCTCTTTTATTTTAGGCGAATGAAAGTCCGCCTCTGTGTACATTGTTATTTTATAGGTCGTCTTAAACTTTCGTGTCTTAACAGTTTCGATTTGGGCAAAGGCAAAAGACCCGTTAATAAAAACGATGCCGCAAAGAATGGATTTCAATACGCGCTTATTTAGATAAACCTGTAAAGTTCTCTTCATAAATCCCTCCCTTTCCTAAACTTTTTATCACACCTCACAACACTGTTGCTAAAAACTGAAAATATGTTATCTTCAATAGCGCGCAAATGTGCGCCCTGACAACTGAATTTAGGGCTTAAATGTCCTCGGAATTGCGTCTCGCCGTAAGGCCACACGCGAACCGGAAGCCGATCACATAGTCGAGCCTCACAGAAACTTCTGTCACGCCCGCGATCAGCATACGTCTCAAATTTCTTTGGAGACGTGTAGCTAATCGCGGGCGTTCTCGTTTTTCCCTTCCTTGATTTCCTCACGCACGGATTATGTCAACAGACATCGCAAATTTGCTCGTCAGTGCTAACTGGAACGGCGACTCGGCGGAGCATGGGCTTGATCGCCTCGATGCCAAGTTCGTTAGAACCGAAAAAGCGGCGCAACAATTCGGACAGAAAATCAACCAAGCCGGTAATGAATCAAACCAATCAACAGGGAAAATTGACCAAGCTGGCAAGACCGTAAACTCCACCGGCAACAAAATGGAGCGCGCGGGAAAGCAAGTCGGAAATCTCAGCGACAGGCTACGCGACTCGCGCGGGAAATTCGCCACTGCCGGACAGGGCGCTTCAGAATTCACCGGGAAAGTTAAATCCGTTGATTCGGCAAGTGAAAGCGCAGGGTCACGCATCGGCGCACTTATCAGCAAGATAACCGGCTTCAATCGCGCTTCAAGAGAGATGAGCAGCGGCGGCGGAATGAGCAGCTTTCTTCCCGGCCTTGCTAACATCTCCGAAATCATTCAAGGCATTCCGCAGATCGGACAACTCGCGGGCGCGCTCGTGCGCCCGCTCACAAGCGCCGCCGAAGCCGGTATTAAATTCAATGCCTTCATGGAGACTTCCAAGATAGGTTTTGAGACGCTGCTCGGCTCATCCGATAAAGCCCTTGCACACATTTCAGAATTGTCGAAGTTCGCAGATAAGACGCCTTTTCAATTTGAAGATTTAGTCGGCGCGTCACAGCGTATGCAGGCTTTCGGCTTCGCTGCCGGTGATGTGATACCTACGTTGACGGCCGTTGGTAACGCCGTTTCATCCACTGGCTCTATCAGCAAAGAATCGCTCGACGGTGTGCTGCTCGCTCTCGGCCAGATGAAGACCAAAGGCAAAGTCTCTGCGGAGGAGATGAACCAGCTTGCCGAGCGCGGAATTCCAGCGTGGGACTTGCTCGCAAAGGCCATCGGCAAGACCGTCGCGCAGACGCAGAAGCTCGCCGCAGCGGGACAGTTGAACGGCGGCATGGCGGTCAAAGCTATTCTCGCGCAAGGCGAAGCACGCTACGGCGGGCAGATGACGCGCGTCTCGAATACCTTCACGGGGCGCATGAGCAACCTCGAAGACATACGCCAGCAGGCGCAGGGCAAGGCCACAGAGAACTTAACGCGTGATATTTCGGACACGGTTGGCGCGGCGCTCCAGCGCGGCGACGTTGCGAGCAGTTTGGCGGCAACAATCAACATGGCTATTTCGCCCGTTTCCGGTTTGATAAAGACGGCGGCGGTGGGATTACTCGGCGGCAGCATCACAAGCGGGTTGACCGAAGGTATCGCGGCTGGCAAAAGCGTCGTCGCAGGCTCTCTGGTTGATTTGGCTTTAGGTGATGGCGGAATTGTTAAGACCGTCAAGAGCGCGCTCGGCATTAACAGCCCAAGCACCGTCTTCATCGGATTAGGCATCAATGCCGCCGAAGGTTTCGCTATCGGTATTGAGAGCGGGTTGGGGATTGCCAGCAGCGCAACGATGCGCATGATTGGTAATGTGACGGCACAGGCGAAGTCTAAACTGTCCCTTGATAAGCTCGTCTCCCGCGAACCTGATTTCCTTGACAAGCTAAAGAGTGGATCACAGAAGCGCGGCATTAACCCAGACCACATGCTCAACGTGATGGCGGTTGAAACCAGCGGAACATTTAATCCGGCGGCGAAGAATCCGACGAGTTCCGCAAGCGGCCTTATTCAGTTTATGGCATCAACCGCCAAAGAACTCGGCACGACGACGGCTGCGCTTCGCTCAATGTCTGCAACGAAACAACTCGATTACGTCTTTAAGTATTTCGATCACTACTTCAAAGGCAAAGATTTAAGTTCACAGGGCGCGCTTTATTCTGCCGTCGGCACAGGCAAGGTTGGACGCGGCGATGAATCTGTTGTCATGCGACGCGGTGATCGTGGTTACGCGGGCAATGCCCCGACATGGGATCGCAACGGCGATGGCCTTATTAAGCAAGGCGAGATGGCGCTCGCTGCCGTCGCCAAGTTAGGCGCGGGAGTGAACTTTAGCGTCAATGGCGGCGTGCCTGTTCGCATCGTCAACGCCGCAGAAAGTTTGATCGGCGGCGGCTTTACCCGTGCAAAGCAACGCGAAGACTACACAAGCGGGCGCGATCCATTCGTGAAGCCTGCATGGACGCAAGCGAACCGTGCAAGTGGTGGATTTCAAGACCGCTTCGATAAGGAAACAGGCTTTTCCGCGCTCACGCTGCCCGTTGGTGGCCTTTTAACCAGTATTCAACGCACCGCCGATTTATTACCGCAGATTCCGCGCGTATTTGAGGAGTCCGCGCGCGCCGCCGAAAAGACGCATCTTGCTACGTCATACATCCTTGACGATGTAGAGAAAACTGGCGATGCGGGCAATGCTGCTGTTGATTCATTCAACAAAGCAGATCAGGCTGTTGGCGCATGGGCTGACCGTGTCATCCAGAAGAGCAACAAAGCATGGAAGGAGATGAGCGACGGCTTCCAGTCTACTTTCACCAGTGCTCTCAGCAGCACCGAGGGCGGCGTCAAAGGAATGTTCTCCCGGATGGGGCTTGGCTTTGCCGACATGGTCAGGCAAATGATTCTCAAAGCCGCCGCAGCGAAGCTCTCAGGTTATTTATTCGGTGACGTAAGCGACGATAACAACACCGGAGGATTCTTCGGAAAGTTAGCCGGTAAATTCAGCGGCGGCAAAAGCAAAAAGAGCGACAAAACTAACGAAGCTGTTGGAGCCGTTGTAAACAGCACCGTGAATAGCATCGAAAATTCCGTTCTCAAGAATCAATCAAACGGCACAGCCGTCGGCGCGCTCGATCAAGCGGGCGAAAAGATGAAGGGCGCGATTGAAGGCGCGGGCAATAAATCGACCGACGCCGTTAATTCTTCGGGCAAAGCTCAGGCCGGAACGCTCGCCACAGTCGGGCAGGGCATCGTCGGGCAAATTGCTTCGATTGCGAGCATGATCATGGCCGGTAATTCAGGTGGCGGCTTCTGGAAGGGATTGTTCGGTGCCGCACTCTCCGGCGCGATATCGGGCGGCATAGGCAAATGGGCATCGGGTGGTGGCTCAACCGATCTCGGCGGCGGCAGTTCCTATACGCCGGGAGGAACGGGCGACGTGCGCCCACGCTTCGCCGGGCCGCACGCGCTCGGCGGCATGATCACAGCAGCTACGGGCGGCAAGCTCATTCAAGTTGCCGAAGGGGGCTTTGACGAACTCGTTCTTTCAACCGACCCGAAACACCGCGCGCGCACCGCCGCGCTTCTCAGTTCGTTTATGCAGCGCACGAATATCTTTCCGGCCTTCGCCGCCGGAGGGTTCGCTAACGATAATTACGTTCCGCCCGTTAATTCTTCCGGCCTGTCGTCGAATCGCGCGCCGCAAAAAAACGTCACGATTCACTTCAAGCAGGAAATCCACACGCCGGACGCCGCTTCCTTCCAACGCTCTGCCCGCCAGAACGCCCGCGCGATGCGCGGCGCGCTCGCCACCGAAATTCGTTAAGCCGCAGCCTGCTTTTTTCTCGCACTTCTCTCTCCACACTTATAGGTTGAGCGCATAAAAAAGGAAAGCTCGTCGAGCCTTCCTTTTCGCTGCTTGAGATTGACGCTTACGCCACTGCCTCCTCAGCGGGCGCGTCAAACGGTAACTTGACCTGCTTACCGTAGCGTTCGCGTAACTCTTTCTGATAATGGTACGCTTCCCGGATAAGAAAGGCGTGAAGAAGTGAGTACCATCAGCGACCAACATCTAGAGGTAAAAGGCCGCTAGTAGCGGCCTTTTTTATTTATATGGCATAATCAGAACCAATGATCGAGAACTAAAAATTCAGAAGGAACTCCCATGAAAGACTTTTCTTTGTCGTTGATTCTTTTGGTGGTAATGCTATGCACCATAACAGAGAGCGGCCATGCTCAGACAAATCGGCGTCGCACAACTGCTCCCGTAAATACTGCCGCGCCCCCACAAACGCTTCCAGTGTCTGCCGTCCTCAAAGACGGTCAAACATTGAAAGGCAAATTCGTTGGCGCGAACTCTCGAAAGCTATCAATCATGGTTGGGTCTTCCGTCCAGCAGATTGATATGTCCGAAGTGGCGAGTCTAATTTTTTCTGAAAGTGGGTCGTCAGCTTCTAACGCCGAGAGCAGCATAAAAGCAGCAGCGAAGGAAGCCGTCAAAGCCATACGGAAGCTCGAAAGCGCAACGTCAGTTGGTGTTAGCTTTGCTGAATACGGCACGCGATTGATTGATGCCAAAGCTGACGTTGATGAATCCCTATCGCGTATGTCCGATGGCAAATTGAAAACGGAAATTGGACTATCAATGGACGAGTATTCTTATGCGTCACAAGTTTGGCAAATTGTTAATCGAGAGGAGTTTAGAGATAAATACAATACCGGATATTTATATACATCAACAGAACTCGCGGAAAGTTTGATGAAAAAATATAAGATTGAACCTCATATTCTTCCCATTTCTAAAACTTCAATTATATTTCGCGCCAACATCCTAAGCGCTATTTGGCAAGCCGCTAAAGAGCATTTAGATAAAGCAGCGCAATTGGCGAATCAGTAAAGAAAGGCAGAAAGAAATGAGCGAAGAAGATGAGGAATATGAAGAAACGCAGAACCAAGACGACCTTAGAGCCTGACCCGCATTGCTCGCGCTCTCTGGCCGCGTAACACGCTTTCTCGGTTCAACAGAAAACCTCGCGGTAGCGGGCGCGGAGTCCCTGTCCATTTATGGCAGGGAGGAGCGCCCATGATTGGAACGATTCATGTTGCCCTATTGACGTTATTGCTCTATAATAGGCGACATGAA